GGATTTTTGGGTAGGGCAATGGCTTGTATCTGAGCTTGGACATAAGGATTCTCTTTCTGGTTTTGCTAGCGTTGAAGTAAATGTAGCGATGTTTGCGGGGTCTCTCGACCCAATAGACCCTGTCACCGAACTTCTCGATGACCTCAGCGTTTGTCAGGCCATTGGCATAGCTGGCATGATGCTGACCCTCCATACCCCTGACCTTAGGATCTTTGAACTTTGCACTCAGACCTGTGTAAATGAAATTGGTGGCTTGATAGACATAGCCAACATGATCAGCAGAACTATCTGCAAAGCTGACCACGATCTCTCTGTCTAGCTGCTTTAGCGTTTGCCCTATGAGCCAGCTCTCTCCATTTTTGGGGACTGAGTCATCCACCCATAGGCGAGTCAGCTCATAGACATTCTGTGCCTCATCAGGCCCGCAAATGCCCTTCAGCAGGGTGCTAGAAGCAGGCACGCCATAGATCACTACCCCTACAAGCTGTCCAACTGAATCAAACATCCCAAATGCGAATGTGCATGGGGCTTTGCGGTGCAGATAGTGATTTGCTATCACAGCATCCTGAGCCATTTGGTAGCTAATGCGTTCGATACTGTAGTTCTCGGCTAGTGCCATGCTAAGCCCCCAGAGCTATCTTCTGATAGGCCTCTTTGGCAATGCGATCTCTAGCCCCTCCAGCCCATCGACCAGCATTGAAATAGAGCTTTTGTAGAGCCTCTAGTCTTTCTTGCTCTACTAGGTGCTGCTGTCTTTCATTTGGGCCAATCTCATCTTCGATCTTGATGGCCCTTAACCTCATCTTGCAAGCTAATTCCTCGACATCCATTCTTATCCTTTCTTAAATCAAGTAATTAGGAGGGTCACTCTCTCTCTTCTCCCCTGACTCAGTCAATGAATACCATTTCATTTGCACCCTGTCAAAATACGGCGTGTCAAAACCATCCCATTTGCCCAGTTTCCAGCCCATGTCTCTAGCCTCAGTAGCCACAGCGGGATCAGATTCCATGCTGTAGTTCAAATCAGGGCAAATCCTGAGCAGATTGTCGAACCTGTCCATAGCCTTCGAGCCACCCATGCCTCTATTAGCCCTGTGATGCGTTTGTAGGCCATTTGTAGCCCCGCAATGTGGGCAGTAGGGGTGAGCCTCGACAGCCCGCCTAATCGCCTCCAGTCGCTTCACAGGCGTGTTTCCTGCCCCATGAGTTTGGCCTGTGTCGCAAGCACCATAGAGGCAGTTTCTATAGACCTGATTTTCTGCCTGATCCTGTTTAGTTCTGCCTTGCGTAAATCCCGCTGAAGCCTCAGATCAGCAGACTCAAGTCGAGCCATAGCTTCACGATCCCTGACTGTGCCCTGTGATTTTATGTAAGCCTTTTGCTCAGCTAAATCCAAATCGTATTCAGCCTCAGCCAAAGCTCTCTCAGCATCGAATAGAGCAGTCGAACCCTTAGAGTTCTCCGCTATCAGTTCCGCTAGTTGCCTCTGGATTTCCTGTATCACTTAATACCCCTAACAGAAGCTCGATGAGTTCCCTATTCCAGAACTGAGCTTCACTTTCCTGACCTCGAAACCTTGCCACCAGATACGCCTCCTCCAGCTCTTGGAGTTTGGCTCTCTTCAAATCGCTGAGCATAAAGTTTCAACCCTTCTAGGATTTCCTGAGAAGCGTTGTTGGCTTTAGCTTGTGCATAAAGGTCTCGCAGTTCTTCGATTGTGCCAAGACTACCAGCTCTCTCAAGCCAATCCATCCTTGCGACCTTTTCCATCTCTTCTCGACTTGGCCTCTTGTTGCCTGAGTAAATGTAATTTGCGAGGCACCGGCCAATGCTGCTGGTCTCACATCGCTCCAGAGCAAATGGGTCTGAGTTTGCCTCACTTGCCCAGCCTGTGGTCTTTGGAAGCTCATTGGCCTGATCTCCAGCGGTGAGATACAAGCGAGTCTCGATGATCCACAGACTCGAATCCTTAGTGTGATTGATGGTCACGATTCGAGCATCCTGTGATTCAGGTGCTGACCAAAATGCTTTCAGTCTTTCTTCGACAGTCGCATACTGTGAGAGGTCAAAGCGGGCCATTATTTCTTTCCTTTCTTCACTACCAAATAGGGCAGTCCATTTCCTTTGGCCTGTCTGGATGCGATACGAATCTTCTCTCCATCGACTTCCATATAGGCATACTTTGCTTTACCCATAATGTCCATGACCTGTGACTTTATGAGCCTGAGTTCTTCTGCAGCCTCATCGTATTTTGCCTGAGCATTGACTAGATAATGCAAGGAATCTATCTCGACCTCAGTCTCATCGATAAGTGGGTGCATAAATCGAATGGCCTCATAGGTGGATTCAGATCCATCCCATTCGGGTCTCTGGTCTGAGAATAGGCAGGCCTGAAAATCGATGGCTCTCTGTCGAGCAATGTCAATCTCAAAGTCATCACGCTCGATCCAGTAGTCATGCCATGTCATTCCTGCTACTGCTACTAGAGCAGCCCTTTGTAGTCCAAGAATGTCTAGGTAGTGCTGCACCTGAGCATAGTAGCCAGCAGGTAGTTCCTCCCATGTCTGTCTGCCTGTCTTGACCTCGATGACAATCCATTCGCCTGTCTCTTTGTGCTGAGCTAAGGCATCAGGATTGGCGTGTCTGAAGGGCAGCAAGGCATCTTGATAAGTGCCTGTGAGATAAACATCGTATTCTGGGTGTTCTTCGGCCCAGAGCTGCAGGATAGGCAACTCGAAGGCTTTGCCAAATCTGATTGCCCAGTTCTCCTCGATCTGCGAGGGTATCTTTCCTGTCTTCTTCAGGAATAAAGCCATAGGTGACTCAAAAGGGTTTAGTCCCATGATTGTGGAGATCTCAGATCCCCCGATAGATCCCTTGCGGGCTTCGTGCCATTCAGGCGTGCCAGCCTCAAAGACTCCGAGTAGTGTCGCTTCATTGAATTTCTCAGGTGCATGTATTTTGAACATGTCTGTATTTTCTCCCCTGCCTCCGACATTTATTCCGTAGGCTTCTACAATGGCACATTTTGACCAGAAGCACTATCGCCTTCTCAAGGCTATTCATGCGGCTAATGGCGTGCCTTGTGAGGATTTCCCTGAGCTTTTCTATCCTGAGGACATTCGAGATGAGACACGCCGAAGGTTGTCTATCGTGATCGCCAAGAGGCTCTGTGACACCTGCCCAGTCAAGGCTGAGTGCTTTAGGTATGCGGTGGAATCAGGCCAAAAGTATGGGATTTGGGCTGCAACTTTGCCCTCTGAAAGGTAGTTGACAGGTATTCAGAAAGTCCCTATGCTAAAAGCACTAATCATGCGTGTTGCTTGACCCGATTAGTCTTGAGTGGACCGCAACGGCTAAAGGTTTTTACCTTAGAAAATCCCCTGATGAAAGTCGGGGGTTTTTTCTTTTAATCCTTTTTGAATGCGACAGAGGTCAGCAGGCTCAAAAACCCTGCACCCAGAGATACCGAAGCAAGCCCAGCCCAGTCAATGGCGAATAGGCCAATTGAGCCTGATCCAAGGAATGCGATTGCTGCCTGAGCGACAGTCTTGATAGCTCTCTCGCCAGCGTAGTTTAGGAAGTCCAGACTAAAGATCTTCATGGTTGCCCTTTCTAGTTTTTACATCTTCGTAAGTAGCAAAAGCAGTATAAGCGGTCAGGATAATAGAAATCAAAGCCACTCCGCCAATGATTAGTTCTCGGCTAACTGAGGAATCAGAGCGGTAAGTCAATGCCCCAAACAGGATCATGAATGCAGACAGGGCAAAAGATAAATAAATAAGTCTTCGGCGGTGTTTCCAGCTAGGCACTTAGTCGCTCGTCAATGAAGGTTTCAGGGTCAAAAACTAAACCAAAAGTTACTGAGGTCACTCTTGGGCCGATTGTGAGATGCAGATGCGGGCCTTTAGAAGCTGACCCGGTGTTTCCTACCTTGCCGACAGTTTGGCTCATCTTTATTTTTGTCCCTGCCTTCAACTTTGGTTCTTCCTGAAGGTGACAGTAGCCAATGAAAACTGTTCGGTTGCCAATCTCATCCCAAGCCGATTGGACTAATACCCAACCCAGAATCCTCGACCACTTGACCGACTGGACTGTGCCGTCAGCCACCGCTGGAATGCGTGAGCCTTCCTTTGGAGCGTAGTCAAGACCCCTGTGTGCGATAAGGCGATTAGCCGTTGTGCCAAAGCGTGAGGTTATGAGTTTCTTAGAGAAGGGATGTCTCATCGGATCAAAGCCCAGAGTGCCGCAATAAATCCTGTAACACCCGAACCGAGTGCGGTAAAGACCAGCTTCTCAATCCATTCCATACGAGCCAGCTTCTGCTCTACTCGGTTCATGCGTTGAGGCAAATCCTTGAGATTCCGAATATCCGAGACAATTTCTATTTGAACTGCCTGCAGCTCTACCAATTTTTCGTAGATGTCTCGTTGCGTTATGCGAACGCCGTTTGTTTCCTCAGCCATGACTAGCCTAGAAGTGCGAGTATCTCGGCCTCTGATAGACCTAGTGCTTCGAGCTTTGCCTTTGCACTTTCTTTGTTTGCCTGTTTCTGAGCCTCGGCAGCTTCCCTCTCAGCCTGTTCGATAGCGGCTTGTGCGGCTTGTGCCTCACGCTCTGCTATCTCAGCATCGGTTAGGGGAATAATCTGCACCTTGTCAGGGTGGCCTTCGGGAAGGCTGCAATCTACAACTAGGCGTGTTGGTCTGTCTGTCATGTTTTTATTCTACCTGTCTTTTAGCTAACGACTACTCCACCGCTTGAACCCTT